TCCCCTGGACAAAGCCAAGCACACTGACATCAATCCTCTATATATTGCCGTCCCCGGTATAGAAGATCTCATTTCAGCCCTCGGCCTCGCACAGAGAATGGGGGACCCCGCCATGGGCAAAATAGTTCTCGGGCACATTAAAGACCAGATCGAGAAGTCTATCACCCCGTAAATATTAAAGATTAAAGCCACACTTAAAAGGCCCTGCTGAATTTCAGCAGGGCCTTTTTTGTGCTTTAAAATCAACATGTAATGACTTTATGCCAAATAAACATCATTTCAAAGTTGACTATATGTCAAACCTATGTCATCTTGAGGCTAAATCGAGGATGACATTCCCCCCGACACTCCCCCCTACTCACCCCAGCATCCCCCTCGATGGACTCTAATCAAGAGGCTCACGACATGCATAAAATTTACAAAATCACCTCGCTGGCTCCGCAAAACCTCAAATCTGCGCTCAGCAAAATGCCCATGCCTCACCAGATCGTAAATAACCTCGGCTGCCCTGTGTTTATCAGCCCGGACAGCAACCACGCTGTGCTCTTAGAGTCTTGTCCCCGTCACCGTACCCATGTAGCAACCGGCTGCAAGTGCCCGACCTGCGCACAAGCAGCACTTATAAGGAGGCAAAAGTCATGACCGCAGCCACCGCATACAAGATGGAAAACACCATGGGCCATATCCCTTGTTCTACCTCTCCTGTTGACGCCAAGATCTACACACTCTCTCCTCCCACCGCGAAACCCCGACCTACTCTGATGGATGATCTCAAGCACGCCGAAGCTCACTTTGGCCCCCTTATCCCCCATAACGCGGAGCTGGATCCGCGCCCACTCAAGGAGGTGATTGCCACATCAAGACTCATGAACCTGTAAACGCGCACACAACTCCCAGGATCAGGAGCCCCTCCGTCTGGGAGCTTTGGAAAGCACCAAGTTGTCTTTGATGTTGACGGGCCGAGGGTAAGGGCTCGGCCCGTTAATAAAAGGAGTGAGAACGATGGCAAGCAGAATTGTCGAAAGGATTGAAGCCCCACTGAATCTCGCAGCCGTGCGAGAAGTTATTCCCGATGCCAAGACAGCGACCGAAGGCATCCACCGAATGATGACGGAAAAAGGGTTTGCAGTGTGTACCGTTGTCCGAGTGGTCAAGGCCTACGGCGGCAAGCTCTACGAAAAGCAGGTCAAGCATTACCGCGCGCAGGCTGGCATCGCCAGGGTTAATAAAGAGGTGGTGCGGGATTACGAAAAGCTTTGCAGTTGCTGCGGGCTTCAGCCGCGCAAGGGCCGGTTGCTGTGCAGCCTGTGTTTCTCGAATGCCCCCACCGACGCACCGGGGCAGCAGGTCAGTATTGGACACGCTTTAACGGGACATGCGGCCTGGGCATCATGAAAACCCCACAAGCTGCCCTCAAGGCCTTTAAGAACAGCGGCAAGCTGGCCGAGCGCATCGAGGCCGCCCACATGCTACAGGCACAGCGCTATAACGAGGCCGCCGAAACTGGCCGCCTGATTGATGCCAACGACCCTTATTGCTCGATCTGGGGAAATGATTGGCCGGTGTGTAAGGGGTGCCCACTCGGGCCGGGATGCGAACTGTTTTACCGGTGGTGCGGAGAGGGTCCAGAAATCAAGAGAGTGATTGCGATCCAGATTGCCGAGATCGCGTGTGAACAATAGGTGCCAGATGGCTAAGATTTACCAGTTTCCGAACCAAGAAGTTGATAGCGAAAAAAGAAAGATAGCCGCCGAAGAGACAAGGCGTGCGATCCGGCGGCTCTATAAGGAGGCTAAAGGTGCCTTCCGGCGAATAGACGAATGGCCGACAAGGTGGGAAGAAAAACAGCCCTAACACATGGAGACATCATGACTATCAGCAGTAACCAGCTCCGGCAACTCATCGCGGAAACGCTTAAGGATGCAGACCTTTACTCGGGCGACGCGGTTGAGCTCCTCATGGGCACCTCCGCCCAAGAGTCACATCTTGGCTCCTATATCCACCAAATCAATGGACCTGCTCTCGGTATATTTCAGATGGAGCCAGCTACAGAAGAAGATATTTGGAATAACTACCTCCGATACAAATCCAGCCTCTCGGCGGTAGTCAAAACAGTGATGACCGGCAACCCTAATGAGCTCGCATGGAACCTGAAGTACGCCATCCTTATGGCTCGAATCCACTACCTCAGAGTCAAGGCGGGCCTCCCTGACAGCGCTAACGTGCACGCCATGGCTCTTTACTGGAAGCAGTATTACAACACCCCCCTTGGCAGGGGCACCGCTAAAGAGTTTGCCAAGAACTACGCGAGGTATGCAGCCGATGAATCTTAAATCAATCATCACGAAAGTAGGCACCAGCCTGTTCCGCGAAGCCGTCCCGGGTGGTGGCTTGATCCTCGATACGGTCAACGCGTTTTTGCCCAAAGATAAAAAGCTGGGTGCCGACGCCACCGGCAAGGATATCGAGGACGCAGTGAACACACTCCCGCCAGAACAGCGTGCCATGGTTCTCACTAAAGAGTACGACGTGGAGATTGCCGACATTGAATCGTGGACCAGCATCCAGCAGTCCCACAGCGAGGCCGATCAGTCTGGGCACTCAACCCGCCCCGAGATCGCCTTGGCCATGGCTCGGGTCGTCGCATTTGCCATTATCGCTGTGGTGTCCATTTGGACTGTCGCTGTCTACCGGGGCAATGTCGAAACACTCAAGGTTCTCTCCGACTCCAGTATGTTGATTTTTACCATTCTCGCAACACCCACAGTGCTCCTGCGATCCTACTTCGGACTCAGAACCAGGGAGAAAACCGAACAAACCCGTGCTGGTGCGGGTGTCGTGCCGCCATCAAACCCAATCGCAGAGATGATTGGGGCCTGGCGGTCAAAATAAAACCGTACCGTACCAACCAACCAAGGAGACCAAAAGTGCTTAAATTCGACAAAATCATGAAAGGCTTCACTAAGACAATCACGGCGTTAGACAACCTGGCTGAAAGTAAGCTCCACGAAATTAACGCGATAGACGAGCAGGCCGCCAGATTGAGCGAGATGAGGCGTGGCGCTAACGAAGAGGGCTCCGCGGCGTCCGCCACCGCCAATAAGTTGCGCGAACTCATAGGCGCAGAATGATCAAAGCAATCCTCGCCGCCCTCGCCATCTCCATGGCTGATGGCATCGTAACAGCCTTGGTGATACTGGCGGCGATTTATCAATGGGGGTGACCCATGGAACAGCACAAGGTGGACATGAGTTATATCGGTTGGGCGGTGTGCATGGTTATCGGGATCATCATTTTCATCATGAGTAACGGAGTCAAATTGTTATGAAGTTTATCGACTACCAATCAATCGCCGCAAGTACATGCCTGACCGAGAGCTACTGCCCTGAGTACCTGCGCCCCGAACTACTCTGCGAGGCGGGTGAAATCAACGGTCAGATCAGCAAGGTCGTCCGCAAGGATCACGACATAGACGTGGCCTGCCCTCTCATCGCCAAAGAGATTGGGGATGTGCTGTGGACCGCAAGCATGTGGGCACTGCTCAAGGGCATTAACGTCGAGGGCCTTGCCCTTGTTCGATACTCAGCCTACCCGCCCAATATCTCAATTTCGTACATGGAGGAGGTTGCCGCTGACATCATGATTGATGCCAGTATTTTTCGCATGACCCCGTCCCGGACTCAGCTTGAGGCCCTGCTCCGTCGCCTCGAAATCCTCGCCAACGCCATCGGCTACTCCATGCATCAAATCGCCTTGATGAATCAAGACAAGCTGTCTTGGCGCAAAGAGGAGGGGAAGATCCAGGGGGCCGGTGATGTGCGCTGAATCGCTTTATTGCACGGGCTGTGGAATTCAAATCCTGGCCTACTTAGACCTTGGCGCCGTGATTGAGGTCACAGTCACCCGCCCTCACCTCGTTGGTGTCCCATCGGTGGGCTCGTCCTCAACCTACGCCGTTGAGCACCTTTGCCGGAACTGTGCCGATGAAGACGAGGTAGACATCATGGTTGATGATGGGGGGGGCTGACCGATGAGCAAACCGTCTTACATGGAACTGTATCAGGCGCAAGGGGGAGACTGCTTTTACTGTGGCGCTCCCATGGGGCCTGCCCGGAGTAATGCGCCACACCAGATGGGATGGACCACAGACCACTTTGTCCCCAAATGCAGGGGCGGTCAGTCACTCAACAATAACTTGGTCCTCTGCCACGCCATCTGCAACATGCGCAAGGGCGGCAGGTGGCCCACCAAGGCCGAGATTGCGAAGTTTCACAAGCTGTATACCCGCATGAAAAAACGTCGTGCCCGAATAGCACAGATGGAGCGCGAAGCAAGGAGGGAAGCGTCATGAAGCCACTCGTAAATGTATCCGAAAATCAAGCCCCATGCGGCGTTTGTGACGCATCCGACGATGAGCGCCACTATTACCATGTGACAAGCCCGGACGGGCGCATGCAGGCTGAGTGGGTGGTTTGTGAGGCGTGTCTGTATGAGATCTTGCTGCCTTGGTATCCGGATGTGGAGGAGGACGCAGCCAAGAATTCCCATTACGAATATGCAAAACGTGTCGTTAAGGGCTGGCCGGGCTGGAAGGGGGATATTGCACTCGCCGCCTGGATCGCCGAAGAGCACAAAAAGGAGATTGCAGAGTGATGCAAAGCAAAGAAAACCCACCCGAGGAATCCGACCCCTGGGAGACGTGGGCCGAACTCTATCTGTAAGGAGGCCCGATGGCAACCAAGTCAAAACACGAAGCCGTCCCCAGGGGCATGCGTATCAAGATAACCCGTGCCATGCTCTGAGGGCTCACAGCAGAAGCCGCCGGGGAGCGGTACGAGTTATCAAAAAGCGGAGCCTTTTTTATTTTCCAACTAACAGTAGATAGCTTTTTCTTCGAGGAGGAAATGCCGGAGGACAAGTCCCTGGCGGGGTATCGAAAGGCGTGGAAAGATATCAACGGCCACTGCCTCAACCTCTGAACAAGCGTCCAGTAAAAAACGGCTGAAAGGCCCTTGAATAGGGAAATCTTAGGATGGGAAAATATACAACTCGCACACTTAAGCTTGAGCCGATCCCCGATGAACAGATCCCGGAGGCAATTTGGAAACACAAGCCAGACCTCTATGGACTGCACGGCTACCGGGTTGCCCGGCTCGTGGGCACAGATATTTACCAATGGCAGTATGAGGATCTTGATGGCGAGTGGATTGATGAGGGAGAGGCCATTCAACTCCGCCCCATCAAAAAACAAAACCGCTGCTTTATCTGCAACGGCAACCACCTACCGGATGAGTGTCCGAAGAGGGGGAATTAAGGAGGGAGATACCAAAATGGATTGCTACAACCAAGTGAATGCACTGAGCAACGCTAAGAAGGCCGCCGACAAGATCCCTGAGATCACTGATCAACTCCGCACAAGGATTCAGGTCTTGCGCTCAAAGCAGTCTGAAATCGAAAAGGAATTAAGCCAACTCGCACATGCAGTAGAGGCCCCTATGGATGCCATACGCGCGGCGAAATTCATGGCAGAGTTTGCCCGGCTCAGAAGGGCGCGAAGGGCTCTGAAACAACAGGCTCTTGTGGCAAAAGTCGCCATCGCAAATGCAGAACAACCTTTCAACAAGTTCTGCCAGGAAGTCGCCCTGCAACATGACAGGAATAAGGGGATCTGTACGATGGCACAACTTGGCGCGGACAAGGTTTTTGCCAGGCTGTCAGGCAATGACCCGGGGTGAAGCGGTTGATCCTGGGTTAATCTAAAGCCCTGGGCTGACTCTTCTCGTCTGTAGATCCGGGCGGCGGCGCCTGCATATAAACAACTTGTTTATCGCGCCCAACCAACAGGCCAATAACCAGGAAGACAGCGCCAAGAAAGAAGCCAACAAACCCCATGACCCCTGAAATAATGCCGCCACCAATTGCAGCGCCAGCGGCTTGCGCTCCAGCGTATTGCGCATCTGGGTCAACGTGAGTGGTCATGACACTCCCTGTGAAGATCAGGCCCGATAGCGGCAACAGCAATGAGAGTACAGCGCAAGAGATGAGTATTTTTCGCCACGCCTTTGGCGCGGACTCCGACCGAACGGCAATGACGATCCCCGCGACCCAGAAGGCAAGAAAGCTGATAGAGCCCCAAGAACTGCCTCTTTCTGGTGAAGCGGCAAAGGTTAGGGTCACAAGGACTGCGCCGATTATAGCGAGGATCAGGCCGCCGACGATACCTGCAAAAACTTTCATTTGCTCGTCTCCATTTAGGGTGGGTCCAAAGTTACGGCCTTACGCACCGTCCAGATTTCATGAATAGAACCCGGTAGACGGATCTTGATTCGGCGATTCGATTTTTTAGGATAGGTCACGAAGACCTTCACACCGGCTTTAAGAATGAGGATCTTCTTACTATCATAGAGCTTCTTTAGCGCCACATAGTCTTCTGAATCTTTGTAATTTATCGCCTGCTCGAGTATTGCCCTTGAGGGTGAGGCTATATAACCATTCTTTGTAACGCCCGGCAGCTCAACTGCGGCCACAAAGGAGGCTGAGCCAAGAGCAAAAAACAAAACAACAGCAACAGAAATAGCAAATTTCCTTAACATGCCATCACCTCGCACTAAGTAAAATTGTAATATATTATCAACAGGATATCACATCAGCATGCCAACTGCGAATAAAAAACTGAGAGATCAAGCACGGTACTTAATCGGCTTCGCAGAGATAATGATTTCGCGGTCATTAAGGGGGTGGATGATGAGGCGACGATGGACAACACCGCCGGGGATTTTAACATGGGCTTTAAGGGTGCGCTCTACCCCGTCACGGAGAACCAGCGTGATGGCATCGAGGAGAGAGATGAGGGCATGTTTCGAGACAATGATCTTTTCCAGGCGAGCGCCGACCATGCGGGGGGCCAGCGCGTTGGCTTGCCTCCAGGCGCGAAGGACCACCCCGTCTGCGCTGACCACATACGAGTTGTGCCATGCCCGCCCCTCTCGGATGCGTGCCAGGGATATAAGGAGGCCGGTTCGCGTTATTTGTCGTTCACCGCCTTCTTCCCAACCGCCAGGCCTTTTGGGTTTCTTTTATCGCTGGCTTCGACCAGTGTTTCTTTGACGCCCTTGATATACCCAATCGTCCTATTAAAGGTGGCTTCCGACACCATCTCAATCTCCAGCAAATCACAATTGCCGAGATATGCTTCTCTCTTGTTCTTGAATTGGGTGACCAGGTCGGCATGCCTTCTGGTGACCTCGTCCTTTATTTCAGCGCTACTTGCCTCGCCAAACAGGAAATAATCAACAGGCCGACCAGTCGCCAAGGATACAGCTACGATGTATTCCAAGGAGGGTTTTTGCTTTGTCTTGCCATGGATATTCGTGACCACATTGGGTCTTACCCCAATTTTTTGTGCCCACTCAGAGGGCCGCAAGCCTTCTTTTTCATTATCTATTCGCTCTCTGATTTGATCGAAGTCAAGTTTTAATCCAATTCGTGACATGGTGGCTGTACTTTCCCTATTGACTTTTACACGGTGGCTGTAATAAATTTAAACAAGGTTACACATCAAGCCGAATAAATAAGGTGACACATGAAACGCCAAAGCCCTATCCCGAAGAACTGGAAAGGCAACCGAATTCGCAAAGCCCTTTCCAAGGTGGGTATCACCCCCGCCGGAATTTCACGAGACCTATCGGTGACCCGCCAACACGTCCACCACGTAATTGATGGCAAGTCGGTAAGCGACCGAACCCGCCGACACATCGCCCGCTGTATCAATCGGGATGTTTCTGAGCTCTGGCCCCAAACCTACCTATTAAAGAAGGACCCGACCAGGGTAGGTCGTCCCCGCACCAAGGGATTGTACCCTGATCGCACTTAACAATACAGCTTAAACTTTGAAGCTGTATTTAACCAAGGAGGATACCATGCGACAACAGGCCAACATGTACGACACCGCCCTTGTCATCACCGACGCAAACGGGAACCCGGCGACCACATCCTTGAAGGTGGCGGAGCGGTTTGAGAAGAACCACCACGCTGTGCTCCGCGACATCGAAGCCCTTGATTGTTCGAGGGATTTCACTGACACCAATTTTGGTGTCAGTGAATACAAGGACCCCACAGGCCGCAATCTCAAGCTCTACATCATGACCCGTGATGGGTTCACCTTCCTGGGTATGGGCTATCGGGGCAAGAGGGCTGCCAAGTTCAAGGAGGACTACATCGCCGCCTTTAACGCCATGGAGGAGGAACTCCGAGGCCGCCATGCCTCCGGCAGTTACGACCCCATGGAAATCATCGAGGCTGTCAAGGACGCCTGCAGATCCATCGACCTCGGCCCCTGCGCGTGCCAGGCCGTGGCGCGGGATTTCGGCGTGAGGATTGGCGCCCCCGCAGAGCTGCTTCCCCCTCGCCTTAAAAACACCAGCAACCGACCCTCACTCCCTGCACCTACCGTGGAAGAGCGGAGGGAGGCCATCGCCGGCGCTCTCAAAGCTCGTCGCCTCGAATTAGGACTCACCCCTGCCAAGCTCGCTGAAAAGATGCACCCGGACATAGCCCCCTGGAAGACCGGCCCCACAATCCTGAAAATGGAAGAAGGCAAAGAGCTGACCGAGGAAAACCTCGCCGCCGTCGTTGCTGTTCTTGGCGGGTACACCGCATACCTCACCACCCCCGGTGCCACTGTCAAATTTCTCCCGGTCCCTCTCTCTCTCCTCCGGCGCTTCCCCTCGATCCCCGACCTCCTGAAAGCCCAAGAGTCCCTTGACCACATCAACCAGCCGATCAGCGAGCGCGACCGGCTTGTACCTGCAAAGATTTTTGCCATCGACGTCCTTGAGGCGTGTGTGGGTTAACCGCAGGCCCCGCCCCTTGTTCGGGCGGGGCCAATAGGCTCTTCTCCTGAGTGCCTTCTGACAACCTGTGACATATAGTCAACTTTTATTTGACACAACAAGCATGGATCTGTAAGGTCAAGATACTATTAACCCATAATAATACAGGGGAAGCATGAAAACGAAAACTGTACAAATTCAGGTCCATGAATGCTTGAGGTGCGGATACGAATGGGAGCCACGCGGTCAAAAAAAGCCAAAGGCCTGCCCGGCCTGCAAGTCGCGCCAGTGGACCATGCCGCGGAAGGAGGGCAGTGCAAAAAGGAGAGGGGGGCGCACGCCATGAACGAGCTCATCAAAATCCACGGCGATGCCGACGAGAGGTTTCCGATTGATGCGAGGGAGCTTCATGGGTTCCTGGGGTCGAAGCAAGATTTTTCGACATGGGTCAAGGCCAAGGTCATCAATAACCCGTATTTCGAAGAAGGCCAGGATTATGTTTTGCTCCACAATTCTGTGGAGCGGACAACGACGGGGGTTTCAGCAGGCGGCCATAACCGAATCGACTACGCCCTCGCCGTTGACACCGCCAAAAAAGTCTCCATGGCCGAACAGACCAAGCGAGGCGAGGAGGCACGGGATTATTTCATCCGATGCGAAGAGCGACTGAAAGAGCTCGCCACCCAACCCCAAATCCCCCGGACATACGCAGAGACCCTTCGCCTCGCAGCAGACCAGGCAGAGCACATTGAGGCCCTTGAAACCCAGAAGAGAATTGACGCCCCCAGAGTCGAATTCGCCAAAACCGTGGAAGGCACGACGGAAAAAATCAGCATCGGCGCATACGCCAAGGTCACCGGGAAAATCGGGCGGAACACCCTGTTCAAAAGGATGCGAGAAAGCGGGATCCTGATGGCCAGCAATATCCCGTACCAGCGGTATATGGATCTCGGTTATTTCGAGGTATCTGAAATCGTCATCAAGCGAACCTCCAGGGACATGCTCAAGACGACCACATACCTCACCGGTAAGGGCCAGGTGTGGCTGGCAAAGAAAATTGATGAGTGGGTGGCTGAGTTCACGCCTGAGTGTGTGTAGGGGAACAACAAGGCCCCGCGCTTTGATGGGCGGGGCTGGTTAAAAGGAGAAAGCGGTTGCCTGACCAAATCAAAATCGAAGAACTGAAGCTGTTTGTGGGGACGGGGTTGAAAGTGCTTTACCGAGACAAGAAAGAGCATGAGCTAACCGGAATATCTGGCGGCCTGGCTGTACTTGGTAAGGGCGAGAATTGGTTTTACGCCGACCTAACAAATATCAAACCCATCTTCCGCCCCTGGTCCCACCTCAACAAGGAGATCGAGCACAACGGGGAGAAGTTTACGCCTTGGGTACGCAGGGCGTGTTGGGGAGCTTTGGAGCCTGAGTTTTTCGATGCCGATAAGGACGATTTGGGCTTCGAAGAAGCCTTGGAGCTTGCATCATGGCACTTCGACATTTTCAACTGGCTCAACCGCACCGGCCCCGATGGGGAACCGTTGGCGGTGGAGATGGAGTCTGACCATGGCTAAAATCAAAATCAAAGAATTCCATTATTTTGAATGGGAATGCCCGACCTGCCACGCCGATAACACCGAATCAAGCATTGAGGGCTCAACTTATTGCGAGTCATGCGGGGAAGCGTTCGAGGAAGAGGACTTTGACGACAGAATTGCAGATGGGATGGAGGGGTGATGGCTGAGAAGATCTTAATCAATGACGACAGACTGACGGCTGACTTAGACCGCATCAGGTCAGGGAGTACGCAGGAGTTTTACAAGAAGGGGCTCAAGCGGGGAGATCTTGTGCTGGCCCTGGATCCACCCCGGAAAGAACTGTACGCCGAGCTGATTGACGGAAAATGGTATTGGGTGAACGGCTGCGCAGAGTGCAACGGCAAGCCAAGGGATTGGATGACATATATCGAGTGCGAAAAGCATAACGTCTGCCGCATATGTGGGGCCAAATATGCAGATCTGAAGGAGCCCCCATGGGGCGGCAAACACGGTTGGCAATGTGTCCCATGCGCAAACAGAGAAAAAGAAGAACAGAAACGCACCGCGCTGAAGGCAGTGGCGGCCAAGGAATACGATGAGTGGGATTACCACGGGACAGATGATGTTGTTTGCCCTCACTGCGGCTCGAGTTATGAGCCGGACTGCGAGATCCCGGAGGGTAAAGAAACCTGCGAGGTGTGCGGCGGTGAATACACAGTTGAACCAGAGTTCACGACCACATACACAACGCAGGTTATCGGCGAGAGGATCACCGAATGATGGACACACGAGACCATACCCCACCCACAAAAGAAGAACTCGACCAAGCCGCCGAAGACGAGAAGCGCATCGAGGCTCTTGAATCCGAGGGCCACCCCTCCCACTGCGCAGCCCGTCAGGTTTGGGGCGACGGCGAATGCGAATGTAACCTCTACAAGAAGGGGTATGACCCGTATGGGTGGATGAAGGAGAAAGCCAATGAACCAAGTCATCGATAAAAGAATCCCGATGCCGGACTGCCTCACAAAGCAACCCTTGGTTTTCGGTAACCGGGAGCAGATATGGGCAATCGAGGATGTTGAAAGGATCGTTGCAGAGGCGAACGAAACCAACGCAGCCGGTGAAACAAAAAAACAATACAGGGTGAGCGTTACCTTCGAGGCGACTGAATACGTCACGGTATGGGCACACTCTGAAAAAGAAGCTGAGGAGTTGGCGGTTGATGAGATTGACGATAGCCCCGATCTGGACGTAACAGCCTGGGCGAGTGAGGTGAAGGCAGATGCCAATAAAAACTGAAACCAAACGCCCCGAAAACTGGCTTTGCGGCATATGCGGAACTCGCTTTGCGCTCAAGGAGTCAGCGGAAAAATGCGAGGCCCGTCACCATGCCGACACGGAACAAGTCATATGGGCCGGTGAATGCGAAGAGGAAGGCTGCTTCAGCACCACCAGCGCCGAGCTCGACAAAGACGGAAACACCCTGGCTCTGTTTTGTGATGAGTGTGGGTGGAGGGAGGAGAGGTGAGGAGGGTTGACACAACAAGACTCAGAAAGATGTATCTCGGTGGCCTATCCGTCAGGAGCCCCCACGGAAAAGGGCGGAGCTATTCGCCGAAAATGCCGCGCGGAACCGCTTGCAAGAATTGTTGCATGCCGATGAGGGGTGATGACGGCAGGGCTACCGAGTGCATCTTCAACTCAAGGACAGTTAACGGAACGCTCGCACCCTACGGCCTTTGTATCCCTGTCTATGATGACTCATTTATGGCGGACCTTCATTGCGACTATGTTAGGGGGTGGGTTCTCGAAAACTTGATGGAACCTAAACAGGAAGAATTGAGGTGCAAATGCACGCGCTGCCGGAATACCCACGCCGAATCTGACCGAACATGGAGCCCCCCTGACAAGGATGGGGGCCGGCATGGCGAGTGCCCACGATGCGGTGGGCGGACGTTTACACGGGTGAAGGATGACCAGCAACCCACCACCGAACACGAATAAACCAAGGGAGCCGATTTGACCAACACACCCCAACATATGGTATCATACCTTCGCAACCCGTATAGGTTGCGAGGAGGTGAATATATGTCAGGGAGTGTGCACCAAGGCAAGGATGGCACCGTCTTTATCGGGTGGTATGACCCTATAGCTAAAAAGCAAACCAAGATCTACAGGGACCGCCGAGGCGAAAAATTTTACACCAAGAAACAGGCGAAGAAGGCTCTCGCCACCATGCAGTCTGAAGTCGAAAGAGGGCAGTTTGATATCCGGCTTTACAAAAACCAGACGTCACCGGTCGTGGAGTACCTGTACCAGTGGTATGAGATTGAGGCACCCAATTGGGCACCAGCCACAGCGAAGGGGTATCAATCATATATCAAAAATCACTTGGCCCCGTATTTCAGGCGGTCAAATTTGGCTCTACACGAAATCAGGCTCACTCATTTGAAAATGTTGCTGAACGGCCTGAATTCAATTGGCGGCGCGCCTTTATCCGGCAAGATGAAGTTTAACATCATGGCCTGCTTGCACACCTGCCTGGATTATGCATGGAGGGATGGTGAGATTTCAGCGATCCCGCCATTCCCCAAGAAGCGGGAATACCAGATGCAGAAAAAGACCGTTGAGTGGTTACCCGAAGACAGGCAAGCCAAGGTCTTTCTGCATATCCCCGAGGAGCATCAGCCAATCTTCCGGTGGATGCAGATGCATGCCAGGAGGCCAGCTGAAGCAATGGCTTTGCGACGCGAAGACTACCAGAAAGGCGTGTTTTACGTGCGGCGCTCTATCTCCGCAAACCGGGTCGTCGAGGTCACAAAGACAGGGATGGAACACGTCACCCCCATGGTGGATGCGTTTATCCCGTACCTCGACCAAGCTTTAAGGGCCCCCATCGTTTCACAGTTTCTGTTCACCCATGCCCGGTCACGGTCAGAGGGCAAGCGCTACACCCACGGCGTACTCAACAGGATCTGGAAGGAAGCATGCGAGGTGGTTGGTGAAGATATCGGCCTCTACTCCGGCACAAGACACAGCCGGGCATGCCAACTGCTCAACGAGCATGGACTATCTCTCACGGATGTCCGGACGGTCCTTGACCATGCCGATTTGCGGTCAACCGAGAAGTACGCCCAAACCACCGTGGCGAGAAAGAAAGAGTTGATGGAGGGGCGGGTAATTAGACTGCCGAACACAGGAACAGACAAAGCGTGAGGGGTGGGTAAAAAGGTTACACCAAACACAAAAAAGGCACCCCTTGAGGCACCTTTTTTGACATGTTTCTGACTTGTATTCCGAAAAATAACTGCCTGAAAACATTATGTATATGGCGGAAGTGCATGGGAATCGAAACCATGTTGCTTCTCGATTTACAATGTAAATTCAGATATATACGTCACTCAATTTTTCGTTTTGATATGTTTTTGACATGTAACCTTTTTACCCATGTGAATAACCCAGCCCGGCAAAGGCCCGGAGTAACTACGCTGGCCTGCCACGGGAATCGAACCCGCGTTTACAGGGCTGAGAGGTGCGTAAACACTGGCCCCGCCACGGGGGTTACACATGTTTTACACACAATTAAGGTGGACGATATGAAGAGATGGGCATCAGTCGCAAAGTGGCCCTACCCTGACGTGAATTTAATGAACGGCGACAATTCATCGGTGGATTACCACGACACCAAAGAGCAGGCCCTCGCAGTGATAAGGAAGCTGAAAAAAGAAGGTTTTGGTGGTGGAGGGAGATTGTTCCCGATTGAGGTTTTTGTGCAGGAGGTGAAGCCATGAAAACACCACTCGACGAACTTGAGTCCGGAGTCTGGCCGAGCTTTATTACCCATATCCAGGGTGCAGCGAAAGAAAGGCCGGCCCGCCACACCCTAAAGATCGAAACACAATATTACGGAGCCGTCCTGAGTGGCCTGAAAAAATTTGAGATCAGAAAGAACGATCGAGGCTTTCGGGTGGGCGATACGCTTGACCTGATCGAGATTGATGGCGGAGAGAAGACGGGGCGTGGGTTATTTAGGCTGACCATCAGGTATATTTTCGAGGGAGGGCAATACGGGCTGATGCCCGGCTACTGTATTTTTTGTTGGTAAAAACAGGATCCGGGTTCGATGGAAAAACCGGGAATCGAATTGACAATCAAAAGGGGTGTCCGACCAAAGGCGCCCCTTTGATATTTCCCCCGCCATGCTCTATAACACCCTCATGGAAATCATCACCGACACCATGGACCTAAACGAGTCCCTGATCAAGCACCCCGTCTCCGCCTTTTATTTAAGAGCCACCGGAGACTCAATGACAGGCGCCGGCATCTACCCCGGCGACCTCCTCATCGTGGATCGTTCCCTGGAGGCCACAAACAAGACGGTCATCATCGCCGTTGTGGATGGCGAGATGACCGTTAAGAGATTGAGATTGAGGGGAGACAGGGCCTTTTTAGAGGCCGAAAACGAAGGATACCCACCCATTGAGATCACCGGAAATATGGATGTTTCGGTGTGGGGTGTGGTGACGCATAGCATTCATCAGGTTTGATCGACAGAAAGCTTAAGGAGGGTATACAAATGAATGAAAACTCAAATAAGCGGCGAACGTCAGAATATCCAACCAACAACAAGTCATTGGATCCGGAAAAGGTGGGCGTAGATTCACAATTTGCACTGCTATTCCATTATAGATTCGTTTACCCTGACACCTGCACAGAGAGCCCTGTCGCTGGCAACAAAACAATCAAGGCATGGTCCGAACAAGCGCTCGTTTTGGTTGTTTATGTGAATAATTCTGATTGGCCGCCATCACGCCATTATGAGCTCTTCTATGGATTATCCCGTAGTCATTTTGGTTCCGGCTTAGAGCCGACCATTGAAGTCCAACGAAAATTATTGGACGCCGCCCTCCCCATTATCAGGGCAGATATTGAGCGTATAGGGGCCACCGATTTACCAGATTCGCTGGCTAATACGAAATTCGTGGGGCCACTTTAATAACCCCGGGGTAACCTGACAACAAGGGTGGATGCTGCTCCTCCTTGAAATAGCCCCCCCCCCTCCTCGTGACTTTCAGTATCTGGGACGTGGTGGCACACAGCATCCACTCAGTCTGACTCACACCGCCGGGCCAACTCCTCATGCAACCAGCGCGGTACCGGGGCCTTAAAATAAGCCTCCACAACGGCATGCCCCACCTCGTGCTTGAACACCCTTACCCGACACCCCCTTGGGACCACAATCAGATTCTCGACCGACGAATAAAACGCCGGGGCCCGTGTAGGCTTGCCGTAGATCCGGACATGCTCGGCCCTCACATCGGCGACGGTGGGCACGATCAGGATTCGGTAGGTGGTTTTGGCGGGGTAGAGTTGCAGGCGGTTGGAGACCTCCCGCTCAATGGCCGATGGATCAACAGACCATGAGCAGGAGGTGAAGAGGATGGCTATGAGGGCGGCAAGTCTCATTCGGCTCGGAAATAGTCCCCTGCCGTTGCTGTTGAAACGATCTCCAGAGGATCAGCACCACGGGTGACGTAATCATCCAGCACCTCAGACTGCCTAACACCCTCCTCGTCCGGTTCCCCATGGAAAACCGTCACACACAGCCGCGCAATACGGAGATGCCGCGCCATGAGGCCGGGGTTGTCGTCGGCCAGGTATTCGGCTGAGGCCCTGAGTCGGTCGGTGATCTCCTGGGTATCCGGGGTGTGCCTGATGATGTCGTGGTCGCCGTCCTTACCGAGGAGGATGGTGCGGGTTGCGGGGATCTGATACCAATCCTCCTGCACAGTGGTGTTATCCTGCTCGTCGGTGACAGGGATTTCGATCATGGCCATTTTGTACATGCCGTCTATGAGCTGTGCTCTCAGTATCATGCTACCATCCTGTATTTAAGGGTTTTGTGTCGGCTGATATCTTCGCAACCGATACCCATTTTGATATTTTCGCCGGGGTCAAATGTGCCGCTGAATGTAACCTTTGAACCCGCCACACCATCAACCACCAGCCACATTTGAGAGCCATCAAAATGTAGCTCGATCTCGTGGAGTTGTTCGGGGGTGTAGGCCTGTGCGGATTGGGCTACGTTGCCAGCGCTGTCTACCGCCTCAAACAGCCCAGAGGTGGAGTTGATACGGATGATATCGACGCCAACGCCTCTGTCTGCATCTCGACCTATGAGATTGATGTGGCCGACGGTTTGGAGTTGGGCCAATGAGGGGCGGAGGGCGTAGGTGTGGTAGAGGGTTCCGACGCCACCAGTGAGGAGTGTGTGGAGGCGACTGCCCACCGGACACGGCGCAGTCAACCCGTGCAGGTCGTCGACGATGGGGGAGGCTGCGGCGGTTTGGATGGAGGTGGGGGCGCCTTCCGAGCCTATAGTTACGGGGAATATGCTATACTCAAGACCCTCAATGGCTTCTGCGTGGCTGATATCTACACTGAGGGCTGCTGAATCCCGGAAGTCAACAGCATAGAAATTTATATCTCCTGGCTCTGAGCCAGGAGGTGGCCGAAAGACTAACTCCCAATCAGCTGTCAGTGTCACAAGTGGGCCATATCCTGCTCTTCCGCATGTATGTACAGTTTTTCCCGCATCAGACGGTGACCCAGCTCTAACCCAGATGGATCGGCTGTCGCCCGAGGCTATGCATGCCCCGCAAGTTAGAGTTGCATCATAAACCCCCGGTGTGTCCTTAGTCACTTTATACGCTGCACGCCTGTTGACTGTTTCGCCAAGCAGCTCCACGCCTGTATTTGTTTGGGCCCATATTGGATTGAGAAAATCATCACTCCAAGACAATTTGTTGATAAGACTCCCATGCCCCCACAACTCCCCACCCACCACAGGCGGCTCGTTAGCGCCAAACACCCGCCCGTCAATTACACGATCTCCGGGGTAGAGGTAGCTGCATCCGGTGGGGATGCCGTTTTTGATGAGGTAGGAGGTGTTGGAGCCGTTGTAGCCGAAGGGTCGCAACGTCACGGGCTTAAGCGACACAGGCCGCAATGATAATGGTTTAAGCATCACTCACCGCCTGAGCAAATGTAAGCGTCGTAGGTGCCCGTGATGCTGTCAGGGATCACCTCAACAAGATCAGAGAAGCCGCTCAGCAGGACAACACGGTTAGTCTCTGAAAGGTCAATGATGGTCTCAGCGCCATACTCATCCACGGGGGTGAACGTGACAGGACAGCCGGGGGTTCGGAGCTTGAACTTGATCGTGCCGGATGTGGCGTCGGTTACAATCTGAACCTGATGAAGAAGGGCACCGTCTCCGGTTCCAAGTTCGATTTGGGTGGGTCCGTCTGCTTGGGTTAAGCCTGTTTTCTTGTTTAGTTCGATTTGCATTTGTTTGTCCTTTTGGGCTTTTCTTTTGTAAAATTAGATTCCTTCCATGGTTGCTATGAGCGGGCCCCTTAAACCTCATCCCATAGGTAAAATTCTGTTTCTATCGTTGGTGGGGTGGCCCCCTCTGAGAGAGCGCCCTGGACGAATTGAGACAAGGCGGGTGTCTCCGGCGCTCCGTTCGGGTCATATCCATCCACCTCAATGTCGTCCTTTAGCGCCTCAACTGATGCGATTGCCTCCAGCTTGTATGGTTCCCGGATTATGTCGTAGCTTCCAGGGTTGGTGTAGTTTGCGTAGGTTAGTCTTGTTATGAGGGCATAGATCTGGATAACCGTTTTTCTTGAGGTGTTGATAAGGCCACGCATGCTGCATACGTCCATTACGGGGTAGGACGTCCCAAACCGTGTCGCCCCCACCGACTTTGCCTTATCCAATTGGGTTGCCTCAGTATACGTTGATAGGTCGTGCAGGAAGTCATCCATCACCGGGTCGATGGGGGTTGTTAGCCTGTAAGTTATATCTTGCGCCCTGTCGCTATAAACGGGGTTATCAAGGTTATAGGGATCGGGGTCTTGAGGGTATGTAATCTCATATAGCCGGTAAACGTTTGTCGCACGAACGCCATAGTAGAACCCCACAAATCCGGGCATAAACCCGGGGCAGCAAAAGGCCTTTGATGTAGCCATGCTTGTGTCCCAGTTGTATGTATCTATGGTGTCCCATTCGGGTAAATCTTCGACCGGGCGCGGTGCAGGGTAGCTGAGCAAGTACCCCTCTGCGTTCATGGAACTGTATGTCGGCCATGCTGTTGTGTACGGGAATCCCGACATCCAATCATCTGTCTGAACCTCGGTGTAATCGCCCTCCTCCCCTGCCCCGTAGTTGTTCGCAAGGGTCATAATGTTGCGATCCTGCACCGGGCGCATAGTCCCATCCACAAGGGCCGAAACGCCGTCACAATCCCCGGGGAACGTATTTGTCACATCATACGAATCTACAGGGCTCACGGGCTTGCCTTGGGTTAAGTAGTTTTTCCCCCAATAATAATTGATGTTCCTGTTGGACGCTGCCAAATTATCCAGCCAATGTTGAGCCGTCCCAAGAGGAGCTGGGAACGTAATAGGATCGCCATTAACGTCGGGAATATTCGTCGCAAAGGATTGCGTGCTCACGCGCCAGACAACCTCTTGATCGTCAACCCGAATATAAATAACCTCAGCGCATGATCTCGGATGGTCCTTAAACCCTATGATTTTCGGGGTGCTCCACTCGCGGCTAAATTGCACCACCACCTCATCACCCACGACGAACGCGGCATCGTCACATGTCATGTAGAAAAAGGGGACGTCTGACAACTCGTCCCCCTGATTCAGGGAGAGGTTGTTCGCGTCAAGGGCGGTCGCCATCGCAACAGTGGCCTTGCTGTCTGTGATATCTGTGATGGTCCCATAGCGATACATGGGCTTGTGCTTTTGGATGCCCGGCATGATGGCGCGGAGAAAAAAAGCCGATGCGGGCCCCATGTTCATGATCGGGTGGACCATGCCATCTCGCGCTAAATTGTATTTAGATTGGTCATGTCTCGGGCCGTCCGGTACGATATTCACGCCGCCGCCGGGGTCGTCTGGTATCTCCATTGTGCCCACTTCACCAGAAAGCCCGATAGATAGATCTGCGGCCCACACGGTCGCCCTGATCTTCTCAGGGATCTTTTTTAGGCCATCAATGTATTTTTCGATTGCCGCCAACTCTATCTTTAAGAGAGGGATTTCTGCGTGATCATCGGTGGCTAAGATTCTGTTGATCTCGGTCTGCACATCGGCTGCCATGGCCTCCAGCTTGGTAATGGTGGCCGTTATCCGGTCGATATTGCGCACAAGGTCAACCTCATACTCCCCGCCCTGGCCACCCGATATGATAATAGCTTTACCCATCAGACCTCCGAAACCTCCATGGCGCTCGTAACCCTACCGCCTGCGCTGACATTGACGGTTGTTGTGATCAGGTCGGCAATAAAAGACTTACCGCTGGCCGTGACGGTATCCCCAGGGGTGAGATTTAAATCTGGAACAGACATCCGGACACGCCTAACGCCTGAGACAAAAGAGCTGTATGTTACGTTGGAGAGGGGCACCACCTTACCCCCTGTGTATGTGACGTCACTCTCACCTGACAGCGTGATTGTATGCCCTGACCCCGCCTTGAGGACGTCGATATCTTTGATGTGGGCGCGGGCAATCTCTTCAGAAGAAACGGTGTAGCCACCTACTTTGTACGCCATGGTGATCACGATGCTACCCTTGGTCCGGGCAACCAGGTCGTCGCGTTGATCTATACCGGGGATTACAACCTGGAGCGATGAAGGGTTTCCAGTTCTACGCCGGGACCGAAGAGAAAATATAGGAACCAGGATATCCGGGAGGCCGTTGGCGGACCCGGTTACAGTGCAATAGTAGAGCTTTTGTGCGCTTTCCTTCTGGATGTCGGTCAGTGCGAGCCAATCCTCGCCGACCACTGTCGATGCCTCAAGGTTCTGCACCGAGGCCCCCATCCATGGGCCATCCACGAAGAATGGAACAACCTCAACTATCCGTCCTGGCTGACATGTGAGCTGCAACTGCAACCCAAAAGGAGCGGCAATAAGCTCTAAAGGGGGCGTTATCAGCGACAGCGTTTGCGGGTCTTCAACATCTGCCGTGACGTGCTCTAAAAAGACCCCGTCAAATATCAAGAGCTGCCCCGGGATCAGGTCGCCGCAAATGATATCTTCCCGCTCCATGGGCCCCGTAATGAGCGTCGTGGGGGAAATGAATATTTTTACATCTTTCGCGCCGTGATCGGTTGTGCCTCCATTGTGACCGTTATTCACAATTATTTGATCAAACTCAACGGGGCGTGCGAACGAACACAGGATGCGGGTGTCATTGGCTCTTTCGCGTGTTAGCAGCCCTGTCTGGTAGTCGCCGCCTACCTTTGAGAGCGCTGTTATAAAAACGTTTTCAGCGCCGTAATTATCCCGCCAGCTCGTAGCCTCACTATAGATGATATCCAAAGGTGTGACAGGGATCAGCTCGCCATTTCGATAAAAATCTATGCTCCGCAGGCCCATCTGGTAGAAGCCATAGTTTGTCGCTACATCTACGGCGATGGTGCTCGCAGTATATGGGGCTGATTCGTCTGGCTGCCGATGGGGTAGCAACTTGAGCGGGTTAGGGTCTTCTGTGGAGGTGCCAGCGGTGTGCTCATTGAGAGCCCCGCTGAATATCAGGGCGCCGCCCCCTATACCCTGATTAAAACCTGCGTCGCTTGGATCCAATGCTGTCGGCAGGGCGTAAATACGGGTATCCTTTACGCCCGAGTGTCCCCAAAAATTCTCTATTCGAATTTCGTCAAATTCGATCTCATTGTTGAAGACGCAGGCGACACGCTGCTCGTCGGGGTCATACCACGGGCTTTGCCACGAATAAAAGCTTGCTACCCCGGTCTTTGGCAGTGTCGTATCAAATACATACTCCGCACCATAGGTCCCGTAATACGACCCGACGCCCGAATGGTACGCCGTGAAATCCGAAGATGTTAACGGTATCAGGACCCCGTCTTTATAAAAATCGACGGCGCGAATAGCCGAAAACTGAACATTGTCGTGGTTATTCAGAAAATCGAGGGTTACAGATTTGGCTGTATAGATTGGTGCGGGGCCTATGTCTAATGACTCGGGCTGCAAAACATCGCTGTCGGTGTGTCTCGAAATAGGCCCGAGAAATATCCGGGTTGAACCGGTTACTGCTTGCCCGAAAACAATATCGCTGGGGCTTATGGCTGTCGGCAATGTAAAAATATTTACATCACGCACACCCGCATCCCCCCGGTGGTTCTCAACCACGACTTCGTCAAACTCGATCTCCACATTAAAAACACAGGCTATACGCTGAGACCGGTGGCAATCCCAATCGCTCTGCCAAGTTGTCCCCCCATAGGAGTCCCCGGTCTTTGAGAGGGATGTGTCGAACACATACGCTGGGTCATAGTCGTAGCTGGGCCGGACAGTTGTGCTGTAGGCAGTAAAATCTCCAGCCGTTAAAGGTATCAGCGCGCCATCTTTATAAAAATCGATGGACCTGATTTGCATATAACCGTCATACCCATAGTTATTATACAGGTCTATAAATACAGATTTTGCCGTGTAGACTGTCATCAGGACTCTGAAACCTCCACAGAACACGCCACCCTGCCGCCCCCACTGATACTTACAGTCGTTGTTATCAAGTCAGCAGTAAAAGTCCCCCCATCCACAATCACAGTATCCCCGGGGTTGAGATACAGATCAGGCACAGCCATTCGGGCCCGCCATTTGCCCGAAACGAAGGAGGATTGAACCACGTTAGAGAGGGCAACCGTTTTGCCGGATGAATATGTGGTTTGCTTGGCCCCTGACAGCGTGACTGATTGGCTTTTGCCTCCACCATAAAAATCTATACTGCCCATGTTTGCGCGTGCGATAACCTCTTGAAACATGGTGACGCCGTTTATCCGGTACGCCATGGAAATTAAAATGTCGCCATCAGGGCGTAAGGTTATGCCCTCATAACAACCCACGCCAGCAACCACAGCTTGAAGGTATGAAGGTGTCCCAGACCTTCGCCGGGACTGAAAAGAAGATATAGGGACGGTGATATCGGGAAGGCCGTTTGCGGCACCGGTGATGGTGCAGAAGAATAGCTTTTGAGCAAAGGATCCCTGTGACCGGATAAATGCGAGCCATGCGTCGTTGTCCTGCACCGCCGCAACCATCAGCGCCGTCATTATAAACGGTGTGGCATACTCGTTTTCGTTGGGGGCTGCAGACAGAGTCAGCGGCAACAAAAATACCGGAGTGCTAACGTTCGGGACGTAGGCCAGCAGCGTAGGTGCTTGGGGGTCCTCAACGTCCCCCACCACATGCTTATTGAGGGTCCCGTCGTGAATCAACACGCCACCGGGGATCGTGGACCCAAACCCCGATGCGTCCATGACTTGCGCGGTAATGGAGATCTTTATATCTTTTGCACCCGCATCAACATACCCGTTGCCATCATGGCTGTTATTGATCACCATCTCATCAAACTCGATGGGCGTCGCAAAAACACAGAACAGCCTGATATTTGATGCCACACCCATGGTCCAGAACTCTGTGTCTTCGTGTGTGCCCGTCTTCGGCAATGCGGTGATAAAGGCGTTCTCCGGCCTGTACCTTGGGGATCGGTCTGAGGTCGTGTATGCGTAGGCAATATCGCCCTCTGCGATTGGTATCAGCACGCCATTGCGGTAAAAGTCAACACTCCGCAAGGCCGCTGACGACCACCCGTAATTATTCGCGATATCGAGGACCACAGACTTTGCATGGTAAACGTTCACAGATACCCCTACAGGACGAGAGAAAGGGTTTTGAGGGTGAAGACCCCACCATCGGGGGGCTCGTAGCTTATGCCGAAGTCAACGCAGCCCAACACCGTCTTGTCTGCCGTGGTGTCATCGTAGATAACCGCCGCTCCGAAGGGGCCGAGGCTCCCGCCCACTGCGCTCCACTGGACATCATCCCAGGCCACAGACGCCTGGTCGTTTGCATCGTCCTCCACGACCGAGGCGGTCTTAGTCAGCGTCGTGGTATCTTGCGTGTAACCGTTCCCGGTGCTCAATTGCTGGGACGTAACGTCAGCCAGAGTCGCATGGGTGTCAGGGTTAAAGGAGTAGCCTGTCGTCATTAGGATAACCTTGAAAACATCGCTATCCATGTCAATCGCCCCGGTGAGGAGCATGTATTTAAAATGGTTTGAAAGCGTCACTGTTACAGCCACGGGCATCCCCCTTGTGTCTATTCCGTTCCCACCAGAAACGTTAACTTGAGCAGGCCATTATCGAGCGAAATACCCTCAATAGCCCCGTAATAAAACCCCTTGCCGGTAGACATATGGACGATAGGGTTTTGCGCCCTCATCGCTTCCAACGCCTCGCCCTGAGCCTCTGTGACCTCTGCCTCAATCGTGATCGTCCGGTCTGACTCGGTGACGCCGGAATTAATAATAACGCTCTCTCCATCAAGAGTGGCAACTCGGGAAACTCTTGAATTAAGATTCCCAAGGCTTGATGATGGCAATTCTTCCACGATAAATGGAGATGCGTTGCCAGAGTCTATTGGGGTGATGCTTACCATTGCCTATCCTCCAAGGATCACTTGCAAACCTTCCGCGTTTGCTTCAATCTGAGCTCTTTTCAGGACCTCATGGAATATCATTTCAAGGGCCGGGGTTAACCCCTCAGCCTGCACTGTCAGGGCAACGTCGCCGCTTTCCAGGGCCTTTGTCTTAGCCTCGTTGTATTCGATCTGAGAGTCCGTCAGCTTTTTCTGTAATTCAAAGGACTTCTCTCTGAGCTTATTCTCCTTCTCGATCTGCCGCTCGATGTCCCATTTATCCATCAGAGATGACCCGCTCTCCATGCTTCCAAACAGGCTGCCAATAAGATCGCCGGTGCTCTCAATCCCAACGTTCACAGAATCAAACGCTGCCTCCATGATCTTTGCGTTGGCTTGCACCTCAGCGATATCAAGCTTGGCCTCCCACTCGATCTCTGTTTGAATCGTGTCGAACTCGCCCTTGATGATGGCCAGGCGCTCGTCGATATCACCCTGGAGTTGGATTTCGATTTGTTTTTCGGTGGGGATGGCTTCATCGATTTCTGCGATTTTTTCAGCGGCTCTTGATGCGTCTGCGTCTACGGGAATCATGATCGCTGAGCCGTCAGCCCGCGTGCCGACCTGTTCCATGACAACCTCAATCGCTTCAATGGCCTTTGTGGCCGCAGCCTCGTCAACCTCGGGAGACACAACCAGGACGCCCAGCCCATCCAATTCTGCGGTAAGCCATTCAAGATCCTCTTGCGCCTGCGCGTCGAGCTCGGCTTGCACATCAATCGCCTTCTGGTCGGGCAACGCCCCCACTTGATCCCCGAGTTTCTTGATTGACTCCGCTGATCCCTCCGCGCCCCTGCCCGCGTCCTCGAAGCCAAGGGTTATTCCGGTCAAATCTTCCAAGGCAGATGCGGCGGTTTTCTTCATGGACTCAGTGGTCTCTCTGCTCCACTCCTCAATATCTTTCCGTGCCGCCGCGATATCATCGCCGAACTTGCCAAAGAGAAAGACGCTGTCAAAAAGCTCGGAGCCCTTCAGCAGCTCATCAATTACATTCGCAAAAACCAGCGTGATGCCCTTCCAGGCGGCAAGGGCCGTGTTGAATGTCCCTGTAATTGTGTTTACGACGGTTTTAAAGGCGCCCGCGAGCTTGTCTGCATCATTCCCAATCACGATAATTGCCGCAGCGATCTTTAGCCCTGCGTCTGCGACAACCTTTGCCGATGCCAATATGTTGCCGCTGCTTTTCTTGGTCTCCGTGTCCAGCTCGTTAAACCCGGACACCATACTCTTTATGCTATCCCAAACCGGGTTAAAGGCTTCCACCATGCCATCGGTCACCTCAACAAGGCTCGTTATCGTGTCAACCGCGCCCTGAATCGCCGCCTCAAGGTCTTCGGCATTGGTGAGATCCATGTCACCAAACAGAGCGCCGATACTATCCCCGAGGCTCCCGAGCGCCTTGAGCAGGTCGTCAAAGTTTACGTTTTCGAATGCTTCCGGCATCTCTTTGGCGACGTCGCTGAGAAAGTCCCCGAGGTCATCCCCGAAATCGCTAAGAGCGTCGAAGACCGGGTCGAAGGTCCCGCCCTCCACTATCTTCTGCAATGCATTCTCAATCTCTGTGCCGCCGTTGATCGCACCAGTTGCAGCAACACGGAACTGCTCACCCACGGCGATGCCAAGGTTTTCGAATCCTGTTTTAAATCGATTAACGGCGACTTCGGCGGTCAATAGTTTCTGCGCGACTTCAAGAGAGATAGACCCGGAGGATGCCAGCGCCCGATTTGTGATTTCCGTTGTTTTTGCAAGCCCGTCAAATACAACAACCATTTTCGCGGCCTGCCGAATCCCCACCAGCTGAGTCGTCAGGAAAAGCTTTTCGTCCTCATCAGCGGTTTTAAAGGCCTCCGCAACATCCATCATGATATCTCGGCCAGATCTGAGATTTCCGTTTGCGTCTTTCTGTGCGACACCAATAGAGGCCAAGGCGTCCCGCACCGGCTTGGCATCATCAATGAGTTTCAGTAAGCCCATCTTGAGGGCGGTGCTTGCCTCGTCGCCTGACCGGAAGATCTCGATAACAGGTGTCAGAATCCCAGCTGTTTCCTCAAAAGAAAACCCCATTTGGTGGGCAATTGGTGCCAAGGTTGACATGCCGATACCAAGCTGGGTCACGCTCGTTGCGTATTCATTGGAAACTGTGTTGAGAATATCGGTGACCCGAGCAGCTTCGGATGCCGGAGCCTGAAACCCCTTGAGGGTTGAGATGATGATCTCTGTGGATTCGGCGACGCCAAGCTCGGCTTCTGCCGCGCCGATAACAAGCCCAATCCCCACCTCGGCGAGTTTAAGGGACTCTTGGACCTCAAACCCCGCCCTCTTAAAATCTGTGGTGGAATTCATGACAGACGTTGCGGCTTGGCCGTATTTATTTGAAAGCTCAAGGACCTCGGCCTCAACGAGACCAATCTGGTCTTTCTGGTCGCCTAAAATCTTAGACAGGTTGACGGATGCCGTTTCGAACTGCATTGATTTGGTATAGGCGTAAGCGAGGCCGCCCACGGCAAAGGCTGTCAACGCGGCATCCACCTTGAGGACCATGTCGGCTGCGTCGGCAAGAGGGGCCGCAATGCTATTCGCAACACTCCCGAAGGAGCCCAACTTTTTTTCCATCGAGCCTACGCTCGCGCTCAAGTTGTCCTCAGCGTTAAATAAAACCGCCACTGTCTTGACTAAATCAGCCATTATTTAAGCGTCCCATAATAGATGTTCCAAAGCTCCATCTCCGTGTCCGTCAACCACCCCTGCGGAAAAACGTCTGGCCGAGCCTCGTACAAAAATCGACCGTGAGCCTTGCATATCGCTAAGCTGGCTCTGACCCCGGGGTCTTGCCAGAGCCTTTGGGCTTTCCCGGCTCCATGCCTTTCCCGGTCAGTGCGAGAATTTTGTTGGTGAGCTCGTAAAACATAACCGGGTAGCGCTCGCAGAGCAGCCGCGCGAGTTCGACATCGCACGTCGGCTCAACACTCCCGAGGATGAGCTGTTCAAATCTTTCTGCAATATTCTGAGGGATCTCATCGACGCCAAGGGCCTTCTTGAGCCCTTGGACCTTTTCGCTCTTCGCTGCAGCTTCCAGGGCCTCGACGACAGCGGAAAGATTCTTGTTCTTGGCCGCCGCCTCCTTGGTCTGCCCCACTTCTTGCCCGGTCAAACCCCTCACCACCCACACGGGCGATTCTCCCTCTTCAAAGAATTCTGCAAGGTCGGCGACGGAAACCTCTTCGGTTCGGTTTTTGAATTTGGTCTTCTTGAATTTCTTTGTATCGAACATAAGCCCTCCAGCTTGGGTCCAGCGGAAATGAAAGGGGGAAGGCAGGCGCTGGGTTCCTGCCGTTCAACTCCGGTTGCTGCCGGAGCCTATCCCCCTATGTTGGGTTAACTGGTTACCTCAACCGCAGTTTCGGTGGCTGAGACGGTACACGACGCCGTGATGTTATCGCCTGCAGGAAAGGACCGGGCCACGCCGAGTTTCCCCTGGCACAGAATGTAAGGGGTCTTCAAACGGTCCGGCTTGAACTTGAAGAAGATGTTCTCGTTCTTCTTGGACAACAGAGCATCGGAAATGCCGTCTTTGAGATACGCGGTGAAGGATCCCTGGCCCAGGGTGGAGGATGCGGCGCCCAGGGTCTTGCCGTAGATCTGGGTTGAGCTGGTGCTGTGGGTCGTTTCCGGAGGGGTGAAGTCGGACGAATCAGGAATTTCCGCAAAATCAGGCTCGAAATAGGAGGCGTAGACCTTTTTCGGGACACCGCCGGTATGGATCGTCGGCAATGCTGCGGTGAACTCAACACCAGCCATGCCGATAACACCGCTGGTGACGTTCATCCGCTTTTCTTCCCACGTGGGGAAATCGAAACGCTCCTGATGGACGTTTACAATCTGCTTGATCTCGGAGGTGGTATAGACATCGGTATCCGCTGACGTGATGTGGATTTGGCCGACTTGGACATAGCCAACAGGAATTAAAGGAGGGCCACCCTCGGCGCCGTGCACATCGGAAACGGCTGAAGCCGACTCGGTGCCCTTGATAGCCTCAAGCGCCTGTGAATCATTGACCACGATGGAGTATTTGACGTTTGCCAGTGTGGGCCGCGCCACATCCAGGGTCGCGTTTGCGGAGATGGTCCGAAGCGTGCCGCCCTGGTAGCAGGTCAGGCCTGCAACGGAAACCTGATCCGCAGCGCCGGGGGTGATCGCACCGCCGGAGACCACACCATCGGGTCTCACAACAGCTTCGGCACCGGACGCATTCGACCAAAGCTCGTCTGCTGATTCAAAAAATTTATGGTCGCCTGAATCCGTTAAGGCGGCCATGGCGACAGCCGTTTGGCTGGCCTCGTAAAAGATGACTGCGTTATCACTCGCCATGATTTGTCCTTATTGTTCGTATGGGTTGCCGATTTTGTACGAATATTTGATTTCAAAAGTTGCCACTACTGCCGTGATTGATTCGCCTGCTTCCGGTTGTCCTGCCGGGCCGCCCTCCTTATAAAAGATGTCATCAGCAAGGGGGGTGACGGGGGCCGCCGGATCCGTTACGCACTTGATCAGGTCGCCGAGCATTTGCTCTTGGACCACAGACGGGTTTGCCGAACCAAACTCCATGTAGGTTTCGAGCTTGATTTGAGTGGTGCAGATGTTCTTTCCCGACCTGCGCTCTGCTTCTTCGGGTTGAGGCCACACAACAATTGCGGGGAGGTCGCCGGGCTCAAGGTTTTTCATCGCCCGCTCGACCCCCTCACCGCATTCGGTGTTGTAGCCATTTGCCACCCGGAGGGTTTCAGCCCGGGTGATGATTGCCTGTATTATCTGTTCCCTGATCGTGTCAGCCATCAGCCAAACCTCCGGAGTACGTCAAGGATCCCTTTGTCAATGTTTCGGGCGAGAAGGTAGGCCGCCTGGGTCTGGATCGGGTGTTGGACTTTTTCAGAGGCGAAAATATCCTCGATCCTGGGGCCGTGGAGTGTTCTGAGTTGGTAGCGTGCCACCCTCTTCCCGTTCTTCATCTGACGCCAAAAGACATGCTTGTTTACATCGCTGGAATGTGCCTTCCCTCTCATGCCCTTCGCGATAAAGGCATGTTTCAGCTTGGTCGCCCTTCTGTTGCGTAGGACCTTCACCGAAATACCCTTACCTCTTCCGCTTCCATATTTCTTGGCGCCAAAGCTGACCAAACCCACGGGCCGCCCTTTCGCGATGACAGCCCCCGAAAGATGCCCGAAGGAGGCCTTCTTGGTGATCAGGTCTTTGGATATTCTTGCCGCCTTGAGGTTCAACTCGTTGCCGATCCTCACGCGGGCCTGCGTTTTCATGGTTTTGACGGTGGTGTTAATGGCTTGAGTCAACACTCGCTCTGTGCCGTTTTTTATTCCGGACATTGCGGCCTTGAGCTCTGTCATGTCGCCTTGATCAATTGTGACTTTCATTGACCACCACCTTTACAAATTGCCCGTCATTCTCCACGATCTTGGCGACCGTGAAGCTAACAAGCCCCATTTCAAAAACATCCCCGCGCTCCGGTTCGCCAACCACTGACACCATCGCCTCGACCGTGACGCCACGCTCAACCACTGTCGCCTCGTATGAGTCCGGCTGCAATTCAACGTTGCGTTCGACTTCGATCAGGCAGGGGACCGGTGTGCCATCAACAGGGCGAAAGATTGCTTCCGCCCCGGTAATAGCCCAAATATCAGCCGCCGCCTGATCGAGTATGTCGTCGAATCCCACGGTTACGCCACCGTCAGCTTGACGAGGATGCCGGGCCGCTTACACAGAGGCAGGGGGTTGCTCTGGGTATGCAGGTCGATTCCTCGGTTAAACTTCCGGGGCTCCTGCTTCGCGTAGAAAGGCAGGCCGATGGTGTTGGCCGTCTCCACGAAGTCGGCAGGGGCGACGTAGGTCGAGAAGGTGTCCATGGTGCCAGTGGGATAGGCGTGTGCTTCGTTGTCGGCGATGAATTTACGGGTATTACCCTCGGCGTCAGGAGCACTCGCGTTGTATTCCTCAAACACCAAGCCGCCAAACTTGAACCCTTCGCGGGGGTCGCCGCCGAGCCTGTCTGACGCCTCGCCGTGATTCTCGTAAGCCGCCTTGACATTCGGGTGCTCAATGAGTGCGTCAAAGAAGCCTTCAGAACAAAGGACATGGACGCCATTCTTGGTTTCGCCCATGAGATTCTTCTCAATGTGGCGGGAGACGGCCAAGCATTTGGTCCTGACCTTGGTGGCTGAGTTCCCGAGAGCAAAGGCTACGGTTTTCTGGTCAATGCCGAACTCGGTGTAGAGGTTGTAGAGCACATCTCCGTCGCCATCCAAGATCACGCCCTTAAGGGCGCCCATTCGGAGGTGCTCAAGAGTGATCGCATGTTTGTTTTTCATGGATGTGAGCTTGTCGTTCATGATGGAGACATAGGGGGTCAATTCGTTCTCGGTCCCGAAGGCCCTGATGCCATCGTACTCAGCCGGGAGGAGGGTGTCATCAAGGGGCAGATGGGGCACCTTGAAAAGCCGGGACACCCTTTTTCCGGTCTTATTCTGCGCGCCGGGAGAGCCAAGGGGTTTAGAAGTGATAAGGTTGAGGATGCCGTTCTTCTCCTCGACCTCAATGGCACGAGTCGCCACGCCTTTGATAGGCATGAGGTTCATGGCGCCGATTTTCCCGTAGTTATTGGGGATGATATTGATGGCATCGGTCAGGGATGCCATGCTGAATGCATCATTTACCCAGGGGTTCAAGATAGGCATTTATGATTCCTCTCTTACATCGATTCGGTTTTTCTTGAGGTCCGCGAGCCAGGAGGCCTTCTGGTCGTCGGTCGCACCGGCGGGCCACACGAGGTTTGAGGTGACAATGATGGCGTCCTGGGCGATGATCACACCCTCGACGTCTGCGGCAGAAGCGTCATAGCCAGCGATGGAGATACCGGCGGCAACCTGGGAGCCGTCCACAGCCGAGGCGTCCACCTCAACAAATTTCCCGGACCCGGCGGTGATCTCGATGGTGTAAATATCGCCGAGGTTGGAATCTTCCCCGGCATCGGTGAGGGTGAAATTGATCTGCTCGTTGACGTAAGCAGTCCCCACGGAAGCGTCGGCCAGGGCGAATCCATTGGGATCAGCAACGGCGAACGTTCCGGCCCCGGCAGCCTCGGCAATACAGGTCAGGGTGTAAGTCCCGATCTGAGCCTTAGCCCCGGCTGTCACACTGACGCATGTGCTCGCACCGGTGTTGCCGCCGTCTGCGGTCCCGGTGGCAGGGCAAGTAAGGGCGATCTTGCCGACCACTTCACCAAGGGAGATGGTTTCCCCGGAAAGGAACGTGACCTGCTCACGGCTTTTCTGTCTCTCGGCTTCCCAGACAAGGACATCCTTGAGGTTGTTCGGTTCGGTAAAAGCAGCCATTTATTAAGCCTCCGCTCTTTTTTTGGCATCAGCAACGAGCGGATTCTCGCCGCTGTCGCTCATGGGGTTGACGGTTGAAAAAACTCCAGCCGCATCGGATTTGTCGGCCTGGGCGTCAAGGATCTTTGCCCCGGCTTCTTTGGGGGAGAGGGCCAGCATTTCAGCGATAAACGTGGCGCTGGTGACGCCTGCAAGCTGACACTTTTCCATGACCTGCTTGGTGTTTTCGAGCGCATCGGCCTTGCCCTGTTCTACGCCTGCCGCTGTTGCCTCTTCCTTGGTTTTTGCCACGTCGGCTTCACCGACACCCATTTCAGCTTTGGGGATGTACCCCATAGCCGCCAGGGCCGTTTTAACTTCGGTTTCATCCACACCGGCAACAAGTGCCTGCAACTTTGCGCCAAACCCCATAAATCCTCCGTGCGTTGTTTTGTGTTTTTCCTGCAGTTCTTTTATTAAGCCCTCAAGGCTGCCAATACGGTCAGCCATGCCACTTTCAATCGCCTTTTGGGCGATCATCACCCCGCCTTGGCCAAAGTCACTTTTCACCTTGTCCGGGGTGGTGCCCCTGTACTTCGCAACTTGGGATACAAATATTTCCATCAGGGCATCAGCTCGAACCAATGTCGCCTCTCGCCCCTCTTCTGTGCCTGGGTCGAGTCGCTTATTCGGGCTGGCCGTTGATACGATTTCAATGGTCTTGCCATCTGTGGGTCGATACCCGAACACCACGCCGATGGACCCGAGCTCTGCCGTGGCATCCGCTACGATCTCATCAGTTGCCGATGCCAGCCAATACGCCGCCGATGCCGCCATGCCGCCGACGTAGGCCACCACGGGGGTTTTTATGTTCCGGATGATCTCCGCGAGCTCATTGATTGCCGTGGCCTCACCGCCGGGGGAGTTGATATCCAGGATGATCGCTTTGACGTCAGGGTTTTGATCTGCCGCCGCGATATCAACAGCAAGATCCTCTGTGGCCGTGCCGCCGGTGATGTAGTTGTAAAAGGAGTCGTATCGGGCAATGGTGCCTGTGATAGCGACAATCGCCACATTCTCCCGCAGGGTGGCGGTCCATGTTCGCTCAAGGCGCTGGGCCCTCTTCGCTGCAAGCATTTCGGGCGTCGGGATGACCTCAACCACGGATCGTAAAGCGCCTTCAGACAACAGCCATGGCCTGTCAAGTACGTTAATTTTCATCGCTCCCCTCTGTGTTAAGCTGGAAAATACCTTTCGCCGTTGTGTTTCTCGGGTCGGTATCAAAGATCATTTTCAATCCGTCAATAAGCCCGTGCTCTTCCCCGCGCTCTGCGAAAAATGACTCTATATCTTGGCTGCGGTCTGCCAGGGATTGGGTGAAGTTCTTCAGACCGCCACGAATCTCTAAAATCTCAGCCAAGATATCTTTGTATGGATCAATCCACATCCAGGGGTCGGGCTGCCATGAAATGCCCCTGTAGTATCGGCGCCTCTTTTTGAGGTAGTCGGCGATAGTGACCCGCGATGACAGCACCGTTGTGTTGAGCCACCGGTTAATGACCGGGCGGCAAAACTGGAAAATGAGGGTCTTATTCTGCTTCATTGTCAGGGCCCTGCGGAATTCAAGGAGCCCGGCACGTATTGAGGAATAATTGACCTCCGTAAGGTCACCGGTAAGCTGGTCATAAGTGATCCCCCAACCTCGGGCCAGGTTCATCAATTCTTGCTTCATCCATGCGATATAGCTGCCGCTGACGTCGTGAGGTGTTGAAAAATTTACCGTCTGCCCTGGGAGCAAGACGGGGAACGTACCAGGTTCAAGGCCGACGACATCGACCCCGTTGTCCGTGCCCTGGCTCAGTCCCAACGGATTTGGATCGCTCGAGTCGTAACCATCTATTTGGGTTATAAACCCACCAAACATGGCTGTGGTCTTTCGGCGGACAAGCTCAGCGTCAACACACTGATCGATTTCGTGGAGCTTGGTGAGGGTTGATGACATGGAGGGCAAGCCGCGCTGTTGCCCCGGCCTCGTCGGATCAAAGATGTGGCAAACATCCTTGGCGGGTACTCGGGTGCGCTCCCCCGAACTGTCATTCATGAAATACTCGCCGGGGTGATCTTTATGCAGCCAGTAAGCGGCACGTTGCCCGATCCGGTTGTATTCAATACCCATACGGATCTTGTTGCCGTTCGGCAGGGTCGTGCTATATGCAGCGTCAAGGTGGTCAGCCTCAAGGAGCTGCACCTGGAGGGGGACAGCCAAATCAGCGTAGGTACTCCGAGGTCGGAAGATGGCCAGGCCTTCGCCATCAGAGAACAATGCGTTTGCAACAATCGACTGCATGCCATAAAAATCAGCGTTGCCGTCAAAGTCCATCTCGGGCACGGAGTCGAGCCACAACTCCTGAACCTCTTTCTTCAGCTCCGGTTGGTCAGGAAAATTGAATCGTGGGGTGATCCCCTTCCCGACCATGTTGGCGGTGAAGGTTTCCTGTCCGCCCTTCGCAAGTGGATTGTTCCGGATCGCTTGCCGGGACCGACCCCGCAGAGTTGTCAAGGAATTGCCAATAGAAGCGTTCGGACCGATAGTGGGGGCCATAAAGGACGACATCCGAGGGGCTTGACTCGCACCCTCGAAGGCTCCGCTCATGGCGTATGGTTTCCCTGTTTGGTCAAGTATCATCACAGCCCCTTGCTCGTTGTGGTCCGGAAGAACCGCCGCTTGCCTGCCGCCGAGTTGAGTTCTGACTGAATCTCTGATCGCAATTGCTTTAAGTCTTTCAGCCCCGCAGAATCGTATTCAATCATCTTGCCGCTGGAGAGCATGACTTTGACCACTCGCTTTCCGGTTGCCAAGGCGATAACTGCCGCCTGTACCGCGCTCAAATCGTCTTGTGTATATGCCATGGTTAGCTCATCCATTTACTGCGGAGCACTTTTTGCTTCCGCTGTTTCGGTTGTTGTGGCTCCGACTTGGTGATCGTGCCTTGGAGTTGTTCTTTTAGTTTGTCGAAATCAAGCCTGTTAACCCCGGCTCGGAGTGCTGCGTGGTAGCAGTAGACCTCGCAGTCTGTGGCCTCGTTTCTCTCTCGGGTCTTGACCCACTCCTTTACCGGGAAACCCTTATTGAACTTAGTGATCAGCTTCTCAGCGGTGATCTGCTCGAAATATTCATCCGAGGTGCCTACCGGGAAGTGGTAGTAACCCGGCTGCGTCTCCCTCTCCGGGTCGATCTTGTTATTCAGTCGGCTATAGATGATGCCTTTCGCGGTGTCTGTCCCAACCGACCAAAGCTGGACCCCCTTCTCAATCTTTTTGCCTTTGTAGTCCACATCCTGGAGAGTCGGGGGATTCACAATCGGCTTGTTCTTGGTGCTGGAGCCCTTTATGGCAACCACACCCTGCGCCGCTCTTTTCCGGCAGTATCTTTTAACCGCCTCATCCCTGTGCCCCCCGGTGTCAATGGACATGGAGACTATTTTGAGGTCCACACCGAACTCATGCCGAAAGTCATAAAAGAGGATTTCGTCAAGTTGATCCCATACTTCCGGCTGGTCTGGGTCTCCGTAGAGCTCGTTGTGGTAAACAAGCCAATTCTCTTCATCTTTCCCCCAGGCCCTCACCACAACTGCCAGGCGGTTATCCTGGGTATCAACCCCGGCGGTGAGTAGCATGCCGCCAGAGGGAACGGTCATGATCTTGTATGGCTCACACCTTGCCGCGAGGGCTGTCCATTCGGGGCGGTCGCCGGCTTCTTCCCATGTTTCCCCAAGAACCGTATTCACGAACGTCTTGAGCAGTTCCGGGTCGCCCTTTACGTCAAGAAACTCTTTCGCGAGCTTCCCCCAGGTTGAATTGGGGCTGTAGGAGTACCCGGCCCAAATATGGAAACCTGCGTGCCCGTCAAATAGGGCGGTCGCTCTCCACTCCCCTTTTTCATCCATTTGCCGCTTCATGGAGTGGGGGATCAATTTTTCACAGAACTCGCACTTGTACTGTGCCTTTTCCGGTTCGCCCTTGGGCCACACAATCCCTTTCCACTTCAGTGTTTGAAACTCACCACAATAAGGGCAGGGCAAGAACCGGTATCGCTTGTCTGACTTGTCAAAGCTTGACTCTATACGGGAGGCGCCCTTGATGGTTGGCGTGCTCCCCAAAACGATCTTTCTATCCCAGAAGGTTTCAGACCGTTTACTTCCAAGCTTGATCTGGTCCCCTTCTTTCCCAGCGGTCGGCGGGTATCCATCGACCTCGTCGAATTTAACCCTCTTCACTGTGATCCGCCGGAATCCCCGTGGGCTGTTCGCCCCCGTCAAATGGAGGGCCCCGCCGGGGTAAGACTTTTTCAGGATCGTATTTGAACTATCCCGACTTTTTTCGTCTGACACCTTGCCCTGCAAACAAGGCGTGTCTCTCAACATCGGGGTGATCTCGTCTTTGGAGTATCCCCCGGCATCTTCCACGGTCGGCTGGACAATCAACTGTGAGCATGGTTCCTGCTCGATGTGATAACCCGTGTCCCAGTTCACCATTTTGGTGTAGCCGATTCGGGCGGATTTCATGACCGTCAGGATCTCGATTGACGGATCGGTGAAGGCGTCGAGCATTCCGACTTGGTATGGATAAGACTTCCACCGCCCCACATCTGCGCTTGACTCTGCCGACAGGTGGGCTTTTTCGTTTGCCCATTCCGACAAAGACATCTTGGTGGGAGGCTTCCATGTATCGTTTACCTCCTGGAATACCTGTAGGACGCGCTCACTGTATTTCACCTCTTTGCAAGTCCTTTAGTACCTCAAATTCAATCTGCTCCACTTCAGCCATGAGTGTGTTGAAATTCGCGTTATCACCAATAAATTCTTTGAGTAGCGGGCCGATCTTCCCTTTCAGGCTCAATATCTTTGACCGTGCCGCCGTTATGCTTTCCGACCAAATCTTTCTCACTTCATCCGCTGGCAACAATTCACGCTCTCGCTTTTCATAGTCCAGCTTCTTGAGGGCCGCCTTGTATTGCTCGTGTATTGTTTGCGCCT